ATGCCAGGGTGTCTTGTGTGTTGGAGGCCATTTGCATACTCTTTCCCATAACTACATTACCCTGTCAAGCTCGGTTTGGCAATAAAAAGCCCCCGGTGAAGGGGGCCGTAACTTAATAGTGTTTAAGTAAACCGGCTAGTCCAGTCGCCGCAACCGCTTTCACCGTGTACGACGGGCCACAGGGTTTTGTAATGCACGATGTTGTCGTTGTAAGCGACGGGGCTGGGGGCGTGTCGATGACATTCTCCGAAGGAGTTTTGCGGCTCCTTTTCGATGTCCTCGAAGTACCAGCCCCAGCGGCAGGTGTAGCACTGCTGATCCATGTCAGGCAGCCTTGAAAGGGTTACCGCCGGTAAGGAGGCGGCTGATGTCGAAGCCTTCGGACTTGGATTCGAGCCAGGCGGCGTCGATGTGCTCTTGGCTGCCTTTCTTGCGGGGGACAGGACGGACCGTGTACTCCGTCGTAAGGCCCGAGCCCTTTTTGCTGATCGTGAAGTCCCAGGCAAGCAGGTCCTCGTAGTCCTCCATCTGGGAGATCTGGTCGATTTCCTTCAGAATGGACTTCTGCGTGATCTGCAGGACTTGGACTTTGCCGGACTCGTAGTTGTAGACCGGGACCGCAATGAAAAACTTCAGGTCGACGGTGCCGGGGCCGCCACGGCCTTCGCGTGCTTCAAAGTCGCCCAGCTCCACCGTGACGTCCTCGGGGGTGGGTTCTTGCTCGAAGCGGAAGGGCTTGGACTGGCCGGCGCATTGGCCCCAGACTTCGTAGCCCTCCAGGGGCTCGTCCGAGAGCAGTGCGAAGCGGACTGAGCCGCCGTCAGGGAGTTTGGAAAGTTGCAGGTAGCCGCCGCCGCTGCCCGAGCTGTTGACGTTGGCTGAAGCAGTCTTGGAAAGAAATGCCATGGTGAATGGTCGGTTTGAATGGTCGCCGGGTGGCAACTCTCATACAGTAGCACGGGGTTGCCTGGATGGCTACCATAGAAAAATGCCCCAAGGCTGCCGGCCTCGGGGCACACTCAAAACTTTCACTGTAGGAGTCTAACATCGTGTCGCATGAGACGCAAGAGCTTCTGGCATTTGTGCGCCAGTTGCCTGTCGGGTTGGCGTATGCGCCCATATACCGGAAAGATGCGCTGCTCCAGTCCGGGAAGGTCAGCAAGGGCAAGACGCCGCTGGAACGGTCGCATCACGTCGTCATGGATCCGGCGGATGTCGCGTTGCAGATCGAGCGCAAGCCGGAAGTGTTCCAGGCGGTTGGTGTGTTCACTGGGGCGAGGAGCAACGGCCTCGTAATCCTTGATGTGGACAGGAATCTCGCCAGATTGAAGAGCAAGTGGTGCGATTCGCTCGACGGTGCTCCAGTCGTTACGTCCACCAAGGCCAATGCGGCGAAGTACCTGTTTCGCGTCCCAGAGGCTCTGTGGGGCGTTGTAAGGGGTTTTGGGTTGTCCGATACCGGGCAGGGCTATGAGGTCCTCTGGGGCCGTCAGGGACTCCTCTACGGGGCGTATCCGGGCTCCAGTGATGGGAAGGCTCCAGCTGGGCGGTACGGCTTTCAGGGCGATCTTGAGGCCATTCCGGAGGCTCCAGCGTGGCTGCTGGCTGAGATGCGTGATTCCGCCGGTAAAGAGCTACAAGACGGCGGGTTCATCAAAAACCGCAAGGCGCTTGATTTCTCAGATCGAGATCCGGCTGAGGTGGCTGAGATTATTCAGTCCGCGTTGCGGGTGATTCCAGGGCAGGGGGCCGGTAGTCGGGACCACTGGGTCAAGGTGGGTATGGCGATCCACTCGGAATTGCCTACGGACTTGGGCCTCACCTTGTGGGCGGCATGGTCGTCAGATGATCCTGAATACAGCGAAGAGTGGGCTAGCTCCAACCCCTGCGAGGAGGTTTGGAAGTCTTTCAAGAAAGGGCCGGTGACGCTTGGGTCGCTGTTCTGGATGGCTGATCAGCAGATGCCAGGGCGGCTGTGGCTGTCTGAGGATTTGCGCAGGGTTGTTGACAGTGCTGAGCAAGACCGCGTGCAGCGATTTCGTAGCACTGGTCTTTCGCACGAGGAAATCGTCAAACGGGCGACGGCGGCCATGGGGTTGCCCAATCCTTCGGAAGTGCAGCACAAGCTCCACGAAATTGCGCTGGAAGCTGGTTACAGGGAGGCCGCTGCGGTTGTGCGGCTTCTGATTGCGGATCAGGAATACAGGCGCGGATCACAGGGAGGAACTCTGCAGGAAATTTTTGCCACGGAGGACACGCCAATCGAATACCTCATTCCTGATCTACTGCCTAAGCCGGGGACAGTGCTGATCCACGGACGTGGAGGCTGCGGCAAAACTATGGCTGTCATGACGCTTGCCAAGCACATTGCACGTGGAATCCCGTTTTCTGTGCGAGGGGCTGATGTTCCAGTTGAACCGGGCAAGGTGCTTTGGCTGAATGGTGATCAAAACAGTCGGCGGATTCGGAAGCAGTTTGCCGATCTGGATTTCACAGCTGATGACCCTGTTGTGGTACAGAACAAGGTTTCGATGCTCTGGTATCCGTGGTTTATCCAGCAGATCGAAGAGCATCGGCCTTCCCTTGTTGTGTGGGACTCCGTTACCGCCTGTATGAGGGGCTGCGCTTACGACCAGAACAAGGCTGAATACGCCGAGCCCATTTACTGGTACAGCGCCGAGAACGGCGAGAGCTTCCCAGCAACCACGATCGTCTTCATCCACCACGCAGCCAAAACAGGCGACTTCAGGGGAACCTCGGCGCTCCAGGATGCCGTGGATGAGTCTTGGGGTATCCGTAGGCCGGAGAAAGCCGAACTGGAGCGTGTAGGGGCTTCTGCACGGCTCATAACCATCGGTAAGAGCCGGGAAGGAAACGAGGGCAAGCAGCTGATCCTGCGCCAGCAGGAAGACCTGACGTTCTCGCTCCAGGATCTGCCGGCTCTGGAAGGAGTCGATTCGGCCAGTCCTGCCTCGATCATCGACCGGGTGCTTCAGCGGCTGCGCACCAAAGGCGTGCCAATGACTCGGACTGAGTTGAACGCCGACCCTCTCCTTGGGGGCAGCGTCAGCGCAATCTCGAAATCGCTCCAGCGATTGGTCGACCGGGGGCTGGTCTCGGTTGAAGGAGAACGTTCCAGCAAGCGTTACTCAGCAGTACTCGCGCGCGTGGGGGGAGGAGGTATAGCTTGTCCCAAAGAAGAAGAATCCAGTGCTGGAGAGGGATCTCAGGAAATGGGTTGTCCCAGTTTGTCCCAGTTTGTCCCAAGTTGTCCCAAACCGGAGCTTCAGACGGGCTTTGGGACACCCAAAGGACAGGTTGGGACAAAACGGGACAAAATGGGACAACTCAAAACAGTAGATCCGTTGCAGGGCAGTGGATCTCAGAGTTTGGGACAACAGGACACGTCTATCTTCACGCGCGAGAGCCAACGCACTCCCGAGGAGATGGCGCAGCTGCTGCGAAGTGCTTCGGACAGCTGGACGTAGTACAACAGACACGCGGGTCATTCCCGTGTCTTGACGAGCGGGTGTACGCAAAACCCTGCCGTTACCGGAGAACTGCCCGTGCTACGAACGCCTAACTTTTTCTTGGGCCTCCTGCGGGTGGTCGCTTGGATCTTCTGGAGAGACCCCGTGGATGTCGCAGACAAGTCCAAGCGTGAGCCGAGGCCGCCCAGGCGGCCCACGCTCTGCTACACCGTCGGAAACGTGCCCGATGAGATCCACAGCATCGTGCGTACCAGCTGGTTTAGGAAGGGCAAGCCTGTCGAGGTCGATGAGATCCAGATCTTCGAGTGCGGCGACAGCACCCGAATCTTCCACTACGTCGTTGGGCAGGCCCTGCGCCAAGGGGCAGACGTCTCCGTGCTGACCACCTACCCCGCCCACATCCTCGGCGTACCCGAGGGTTAAGTTTTACAACTGACGGGATTGCCGGCACCGCTGGCTGTGTGTAACACTATGGGCAGGGGGCGAGAGCTTCCTGCCCTGTTTCTGTATTAGAGGACTATGGACACCCACACCAGCCTGCACACCAAGCTGGACAACAGCAAGCTCAGCGAGTACTACTTCGCAACCCGCTGGGCCATCACCAGCATCAAAGAACGCATCGCAAACACCGAGAAGTACGGTCTCAGCGCCAGTTACGACAGGCACCAGCTGGAACGCTTGGAGGACATGGAGCAATGGCTCAAGATGAGCTGGGACACGTGGATGGAGCAGTTGACCGGCCATCGTGTTGAGGAGGTGAGCCGTGGCTGATGTTCTCGAAGTGTTGGACCTTTCTTTTGGGGTGGATGGGACGTGCCATGTCGAGGCCCTGGTCGATGATGTGGTCGTGGTGCATCCGCCCACCATGGAAGAGCCGGCCGAATGGGGGCCTGCCGTGTGCCGAGGCTCCTTCTACTTTTGTGATGAAGACGTAATTCCAGCTACCGATGCAGGACTCCGGCGCATGTTCGAGGACCGAATCGAGAACTGGGAGGTGGTGGACCAGTCCGATCTCTACGACTTTGGCGAGGACGACGCGGAATGAGGAGGATTACGACGACTGGGGCTACGGCACGGAGCCGATACCGGGCGACTCGACGTGGGTCGCCCCACGCAACCTCTGTCAGCTTCATCGGCGAGTTTCTGACACTCTTGCCGCTGCTGACACTGTTACGCCTGACCGCCTAGCCGCCCTGGCGCTCTTCGAGATTCTCAGTGTCCCAGCTGAGACTCTTATTGCGATTCAACGGGCTTATGCCAAACAGGCTGATTGAGTACTACACTGCACAACGTTCAACCAACTCTCATGCTCACTCTTCTCTCTGACAAAGAAACCCACGATCTGCTGACCAATATCCAGGCAGCGTCTGACATCATTCAGAACCTGACGCGGATCGTCGGCTGCGCCCAGACCGTCACCCTCGAACTGGAGCAAAAAACTCCGGAAACCGTCAAAACCGTCAAGCAGCCCCAGTCTCAACCTAAGACTCGTGTGTCTCGCCGCAAGAAGCGGGAGATGCTGCGTGAGGCAGATGTGCGGGAGATCAAGCGCATCTTGATCGCCAAGGAGTTATCTGCAGTCAAGCTGGCTAAGCGGTACGGGGTGCATCCCACCACGATCAACTGCATCAAGTACGGCAAGACCTGGAAACATGTCGAGCCGGCTGTATCCAACGTTGTCACGCTCCATAGCTGATGATTTTGTGTGATTCGCAAATTGCGGCCCTGTGCAAACAGGGCCTTGTCGATCAGTACGACCCAGCACTGGTAAATCCCTGTTCGCTGGATGTACGACTGGGGCCGACGATCTTGTTTGAGACTCAGCTTGCGACTGAGTTCCAGCAGGTCAGCATCGGGGACACCAGTCAGGAGTCGCCGTACTTCATGGCGCCGGGTGAGTTTTTGCTTGCGGCAACACTGGAGCGCATCACGGTGCCTGATGACTGCGCGGTGCAGTTCATGCTCAAGTCTTCCCGTGCCAGGGAAGGGATTGAGCACAGCTTGGCCGGATTTGCAGACAGCGGGTTTTCCGGGATCTTGACACTGGAGCTAAGCAACATCAGGCGGTTCCATCCGATTCCGATTTGGCATGGGATGCGCATTGGGCAGCTTGTAGTTCACCGCTTAGCAGAAGTACCGCAACTTACTTATGCAGCGCGTGGGCACTACCAAAACGACGGCACTGTTCAACAATCCAAGGGGTATTTTCAGTGAACGATCCAGTCAACCATCCCACGCATTACGCCAGTGGAATGCGTCAGTTTGAGGTGATTGACAAAATTGAGGATGCTGTGCAGTTTGCGCCAGATCCCGTTTTGGGAGGTTTGCAGTGGCAGGTGCTTAAGTATGTTGAGCGCTGCTGGTGTAAAGATGATCCACGGCAGGATTTGATGAAGGCTCGCTGGTATCTGGAGCGCTTAATTGCAAAGTTGCCGGATGACGATGGCTGACCTCTCCCCCGCCGCGCAACAAGTGTTCTGGGAGTTCAATCGAGCAGCCAGCGGGAAGCCGGATGACTGGCACTATATGCCTGCAATCGCCGCCGCCCTGCGAGCTGCTGCGGGTGAGGTGGTGCCATACGACGAACTGAAAGGCAGCGACCCAGATGCGTGGACACGCGACGATGTGCGCAACGATCTCCTGGCCATTGCCACCGAGCTAGAGGGCAATGCCTAGCCCGCGCATACCAACGCAGCGCGGTCGTAACTACACGGTGAACATCCGCATGAGCCGTGAAGAGATCGAAGCTGCCCGCAAGCTGGGCGGCGGCAACATCAGTCAAGGCTTCAGGCACGCCATTCGCTATGCGACGGATCGTGATATGAAGCCGGTGACGCTTACAACGCTGCTGCGTTCGGCTGCAGTGCTGGCCCAAGACCTGGAGGACACCTGCAAGCAGTTCCGGTCTGATGCAATGTCCAATGTACGCAACCGTGTTTCAACAAAAAATGCTTAGAAAACAAAAAGATCCACGCTTTATGAACGGTGATCGTGTAGCCGAGAAACCCAAGAAACGCATGGTGCTGACTTACAGCGCCGAGACCAAGCAGCGGATCCAGCCGTTCTTTACGCAGCGATATGGCACCGTGATGGCTACCATCTACCGCACCAATGCGCGGGGCTCACGGGTGCCTTACGTTGCTGTGCTATGGGATGGCTCCAAGACCCAGTCGTTTCACACGCAGAATCGGCTTTGCTTGGAGCGTGATCTGGCTGCCGAGGTTGCCGCGTACAACGCAGCAGGCGAGTAGTTATGCCCGCTGTGCATACACCTTGCCCGGAGTGCTCCAGCAAGATGAGCTACGTGCTAATGACCAACCAGGATCCGGATGGGCGGATTGTCCGTCGGCGGGTTTGCCGGGCCTGCGGGCACAAGTGGTACACGCTCCAGTGGGCGGAAGAGCTGATTTCGCCCTACCAGCTGCGGTGGGAAGGCAAAAAGCCCTACCTGCGAGTGTGAAGATTTACAACAGCCCGGCGGTGCAAAGCGGTTGTTGTGTAGTACAGTAAGTGAGTTGTCGCCCCACCTGAGGCCTCCATGTCTGACTTTTACAAGGTTTCCACGCTTGTCGCTGAGTTCAAAGGCAAGCTGGATGTCATCATCAAGCGGGATGGCTCCCGGCATCAGATGGATGCACACATCCCGATGCATGTAATGGGCCTTCTTGAGGATGAACTCCAGCCGATTCTCAAAGAGCTGATTACTGCAATCGAATGGGAGCCTGGTGACGAAGATCTCTGCCCTGCTGAGCCGCCGATCACTGTGGCCGATATGCACCAGGCGGCTTGGGTACAGCATGTGCAAATGCACAGCTGAGACGGTTTTTGATGCAAATGCACGTTTGAGGCACTGAACAATGCGTTTTTTACAAGGGATCGAGCACCTTCTGTCGCTCGCTAATGCCACGACTGTGGCGTTTGACTGTGAGACGACTGGGCTCCAGCCGACATTCGGCGGGTTGCGGTTATTGCAGTTAGCCGCGCTGGATCGGGATCCGGTGGTCATTGACTGCTGGGAGCTGGAGGATCACCAGTGGGTGGACATCGAGGAGTTCTTTGCGCAGAAGCGTTACTGGCTGGCGCATAATGCGGTGTTCGACTTGGGTTGGCTGCAGGAGCACGAGATCTATCCCAATGGGGAGGTCTTGTGCACCATGCTGGCTAGCCGGATCCTTACCAATGGGCAGCCGAACGTAAAGCACGGTCTGCAGACTGTTGTAAAACGTTATCTGAAGGAGGAGATCTCTAAGGAAGAGCAGAAGAGTGACTGGTCGGGCGATTTGACCCAAGGGCAGTTGGAGTATGCAGCAAAGGACGTGCAGCTGCTGATTCAGATGGATGGGCCGATTAACCAGCGGATGGCAGAGGCGAATCTGCATCGGGCTTGGTTTTTGGAGTGTCGGGCGTTGCCGGCGATGGCGCAGCTTTGGCGAACCGGCCTGCCGTTTGATCGCAGCGGATTAGAAACGCTCCAGCGTGAGCTGACGCTTCAGCATCGGACGCGAGGTGAAGAGTTTCTGGTTGCTTTGGATCAGGCATTGCCGGAGGACAAGAAACTGCCGAGGTTTGCTGATGGGCGTCTAAACACCAACGCCAAGGCCACCGGAACAGCACGGGGTGGCGATCGGGTTGAGGCAGGTTTCAACCTGAACAGCCCCAAGCAATTGCTGGATGTCTTTACTGCATTACTTGGTAATGCACCAGTGACGGCAGATGGGAAGCCCAGTGCCAGCAAGCTGGTGTTGCGTGAGTACGTGGCTGATCATCCTGTGGTTGCGGATTACCTGGCCTGGAAGCGGATTGAGAAGCGGCGCCAGATGGTGGAATCGCTCTTGAAGCACCTGGGTGCCAGTGGCTACATCAAGGCTAGTTACCTCCAGTTGGGGGCTGACACAGGGCGCATGAGTTGCATGAGTCCCAACCTGCAGCAAATTCCAAGAGATTCAAGGTTTAGGGAGTGCGTCAAGGCGCCAGATGGATGGAGACTGGTAGTGGCGGATTACGCGCAGATGGAGTTGAGGCTGGCGGCAGCCGAAGCTCAGGATGAGCTGATGATCCAAGCGTTCCAGGCTGGGACGGACTTGCACACACTGACAGCGATGCAGATTTATGGCGTTTCAGCAGATGAAGTCACAAAAGATCAGCGCCAAGTTAGTAAATCAGCCAACTTCGGATTGTTATATGGAAGCGGTGCAAAAGGACTCAGAAACTATGCAGCTGGCATGGGCATACAAATGGATATTACTGAAGCGGAAAACGTACGGAAAAAGTTCCACGCTGCTTATAAAGGGATCAGCAAATGGCAGCGTGAAAATGCTGCAGCTGCTAATGCGGCTAAAGGGAATGCCGCGATCAAGATTCGTCACTCCGGGTTGCGGAGGCTTCTTTACGGCGATCACAATTCGCTCACGATTCGCTGCAACACTCCAATCCAAGGGGCTGGTGCGGCGGTGCTTAAGCGCACGCTCGGTAAGTTGTGGCCGCTGCTCCAGGCAGACGGGGAAGAAGTTGTGCGCCTAGCTGGCGTCGTGCACGACGAAATTATCTTGCTGGTGCGTGAAGAACATGCCGATATATGGGCGCATCAGTTGAAGGCAACGATGGAAGAGGCCGAAGCTGAGTGGTTGGATGATGTGCCGCCGCTTGCAGATGCCAATATCGGTATGACTTGGGCGGAGGCAAAATGAAGTACACACCTTGTAATTATGTGGCGTTGTTGCGGACGCCTGGTGGGCTGCTCCAGAAGGCCACGATCATGGCAGACAGCATGACCCATGCGCATCACACCATCCGGGAGTTGTGGCCGGGTTTGCGGATGGTCAGACTCACTAAGGAAGGTGACTGGTGACGTAGTGCCGAAAACTGGTCGGGAATTGGTGCTCCAGTGGCTCTATGACGAGATCAAGCGGGCAAAAACCGCTGATCTCCATAGGGCTGCTGCCTTTTTGGAATGGGCACGTGGTATCCGGGCTGGTTGTGCCAAGCAAAGGGGTGGGGCGCGGATGGCGCAGGCCAATGGCTGGCGCAAGTACGTGGACGCCCCAGTGCGTTGGTAGTGCTATTGTGTAGCAGAGTAGACGGTTTGCTATGCCCCTGCAGCACGGACGGAAGCTGTATTGCCAGTTGCTGGTCGACCAGCATCGGTATCAGCTGCTGGAGAGGTTGGCCGCAAAGGAAGGCAAGCGCACAACGGCGCTGATGCGGGAAATGGTGTACACCATGCTGGAGAAAGCTGTGTCGGTGTCGGACTACAAGGCGGCTGAAGCGGCGGATCGTGCAGCATGGGCAGACTCGGTAAAGCGGCGGGTAGAAGGACGCCAGCGCTCCAAGCAAGAGACGCAAGTAGACGCATGAGACTTAGTTGTAAATCGTTGTAAGTCTGACTTGGGGTGGGGTCGGCGGTTAGGCTTGCACAGTAGTCTCGCGGGAGTTCCGTGACGCGCTTTGTTTTGAAGGTTGGGTCCCAGTTCGTTGCGGCGGTTTACTCGTCAAACGAGTGGATGGCTTTTACTCAGAATCCTGATGACGCTTGTTCTTGGGTTACTTACGAGCGGGCTATCAGTGCTGCTCGAATTGTTTGTCGGCGCTGCAATAGCGAGGTTTTTGTGCACGCTGTTGAAGAGCCCACCTACCCGAAAAGCTGGAGCGCCTGCCGTGCTTGAAGGTAAAAAGCTCGACTACTTCGAGTTGCAGATCTGGTTGCCAGGGCAGGGGCCGCTGCGGGATATGATTCGCGCAGAGTCTTTGAGGCAGGCGTTAGCCTTTGCTCGGAACCGCTACCCAGGTTGCTTGGTGGAAGTTCCAGAGACGCCGGCTAAACTCAGGCCGCTGTCCAAGTCGTACAACGGCGCCGAAAGCGAGCGCCTGCGCAAACTCAAGGCACTCAAAAATGAAAGAAACTGAACAGGCTGTGCTGGAAATTAAAGTGCAAGATGCACGCCAGCGGTTTTTGGACAAGTTGTTCTTTATGGATGGCCGTGATAACCCGGAGCATCCACTACATGCCACCTACACCGGGTTGTACGAGCAGTACGCTGAAAAGCTCCAGCACGATTAAGCGGAGTCGCGATCGAGGCCGCAAATTTCCGACAGGTTGTTAGCGGCTTCTTTTATCGCCCACCTGCATTTGGTGCGCTCCATGTGATAAAGGGTGTTCAAAAGCAGTGCGGCCTCGAATAAGCCGTTCCAGTCCTTTTCGGTGTAACGCTGTCTGAGCCAGTGGTCATGCTTCGCCTGGTCGAAGGCGTTTTCTGGTGTTTGCTCCAGTGGGTTCATGGTCACATCGGGCGGATTTTCAGGTACCAGCCGCTGTCGGGACCGTCAACGAGCCAGCGAGGAAGCCAGTTTTTTCGGGAGTATGCCACGCCGGCGCCTCCTTTGTTGCTTATATAGCCACCATTCACCAAATCGGCATCGCCATTTGGGTCGTTGTGCAGGAAGTGGGTCGGGGTGAAGCCGATCACCACGCTCCAGTGGCCTGAACCAGTGGGCTTGTTGACCGGGCCGCGATGGAGCCAGCCCACTGGGGTGGGGTAGCCCATGCGGATTTCGGCTTCCAGGTCGGAGGCGGTGCCTTCTTGCTCGAACGTGGCGCGGAGTCCCAGCTCTTTCAAAGCGGCGATTTGGGCGTGTACGTTTGTACTGTCCCCGTATTTGCGGCGGATTAGGTTGTAGGCGTCGTCGTTGCCGATTTTTTTCCAGTACCGGGCAACCATTGCACAGCTGGAGCTGAAGCACTCGCGGTAACCTGTGCCGCTTTTGTTGTCGAGCTGGTATTCGTAGGGGACTTTGAGAATAGATTCGTTAGTTTTTACGGTTTTTTCTGCTTGGGTGTTAATTACCTTTACCAGCTTGTTTCCGTAATCGGGATTGGTAGCGTAGCCTTCTTTTTGTAGCCAGTGGGCGGCGTCTTCGATGCTGGTGGCGTTGTTGCAGCCTTTGTAGGTTTTGTAATCTTTATACCAGCGATCAACTAAATAGCAGACGGCGGTTTGGATGTCTGGGAATTGCAGGAATGAGTCGCGGATTGTGATCCACTGGCCGTTTATAAATTCTTGCGTGGTGCTGGTGGTGCCATCGCCTTTTAGGCCGAAAAAGTTGTTGCGGCCTGTTACAAGTTTGCCCCAGCTAGATTCGAGGGCCCATTGGGCGGCAACCAGTTCTGGGTATTTGGCGCCGGCAATGCGGCCGGCCATCAAAATGCCGTCCCAGTTGTTTTCGATTGGTGGTTGCTTGCCGGACTGGCTCCAGGTTTTGAACCACGGTTGGGTGCGGTTGAGCAGCTTGGGGTCGGCTTTGTTGATCGCTTCCTCCAGCTCGGCTAAAGCCGCCATTTGGTGGGGAAGCGATCGGTAGAACCGAGCTAGGTCGAGTAGACGAATGGTGCTGGTCATTCGCGTTTCCAGGGCGCGTGGATCGAGATGGGTCCGCCGAGCTTCTGGGAGTCGCCAGTCTGCAGCTCGGTATCTATGGGGTGTTCAACGACGGTGGGCAATGGGATAGCCGGAGGCTGACTAGCGTGCCAGGCAGCCTCGGCGTGGTCGAGTTTGGCGGATAGTTCCGCGTCGAATTGCCGTTTGCGAATAGCGAATGGAGTCAGCGCTTTTTTGCTTTCAGCAGGTTCAGCACCTGGAACAGGAGTTGCACGATGCTGTTGCTCTTCAGCGGTGACAGCGCGATCAGTTCGCTGACGGCAGCCACGACGATCCAGAAGGCGGGGTGGTTAAGGAAGTCCATGGAAATAGGACGTTTTGTGTAAGTCTAGCGCTAGGTATGCTAAGTAGCCCGTCTGTGCTGTTTTCCTCGCTACCGTTTAGCTAGTCGAAGCCCCAAGTGGACTACATCGACGAGCACCACGGCTTTGTGAGTAAACGCGAGGCCAAGGCACGGTTTCGTGAACAAATCCTTAAGGGCTGGGATTACAGATGTGCGTATTGCAGAGAACATCTGGGCAAGAATGGAACGCTTGATCACGTGCGTCCCAAGTCAAAAGGCGGTGAGACAAACTTAAGTAATTTGGTTGCGTGTTGTTTTTCTTGTAATACAAAAAAGTCCAGTAATGAGTGGAAAGAATGGTTTAGAGCGCAAGACTTTTGGGAGCCGCATCTAGAAGATGCGGTTAGCTGGTGGATCAGCTAGGTAGGTGGCTTTCTGGTAGCCAGCCCCAGTTTTGAGCGTACATGTAGGCTACGTACTCGTCTTCGCAGTAACGGCACATGCTGTTACGGCAGACGCGGTAATAGGTGTTGCCCCAGTCGTTTTCGAGGCGGTCGATCGTAAATCCTTGTCCGATGTCACGGGAATCGACGACGCCGCTCACGAGTCTTCAGCAACGGGGACGCGCTTCAAGCATAGTTACTCGCTGCTCCACGCCATTAAGACGTGAAAAAGTTTCCTTGCGGTCTTCTTTGATGTCCGTATGCAGCACCTCTAACTGGGTGGCAATATGCTCCACGGCAGCGGTCAGTCTGATTACAGCTTCACGTGCTTCATCGTTGCGACGGCTAAAGCCCATCGCGCCCATCGCGGCAACGGAGATCGACGCTCCAGCAATAGCAGCGATGACCTCGATCATGTAATCAGTTTAGCGACCCTGGCCGCGCAAAGGTTTCTTACCTCTGCGTCGGGGACGGCTACGTTGCCCATACCCTTGACGGGTAGTTTTTGGCGGACCGGGCTGGTGCTCGATCCGCGCTGTACCGGCCTTTGCCTTTACTGCCACGGCGTTCCGCTGGCCTTGCTGGGATGGTGCTGCTCGTCAAGCTGTGCCTGCAGGGCGGCTTCGATCTCGGTCACTTTCTCGGCACCGAAAGCATCCTTGACCCAGCCGATCACCAGCTCTTCGGTCAGGTCAGCAAACGGGATCAGCTTGTCTGGGCGCTCGAAGCCCAGTGATCCGTATGCGCCGCTGCTGTAGGTGCCGTCTTCGGCGGTGACGGTATAGTGGGCGGTCATCACAAAACCGTCAGCGGTCTCGCGCTCCAGGTTGGCGATGCGCCAGGTAAAAGTAGTGGCCATGCAATGCCTTGATTCAGTGTCAATGTATCAGATTTCAGGCATTGCGTACTCCTGTGTGGTGTTGCAGTAATGCTTAAAGATGACCTCGCTGGTATTGCCAGCCCAGGCTGCTACCTGCGGCACCGGGATGCCGGCTTCGATCCAGTGGCTGATGGCCGTGTGCCTGCAGTCGTATGGCCGGTAAAGGTGTGAGATCAGGCCTGCCTGATGCAATGGCTGCAGCTTCTTGCGGAAATAGCTCTGAAATGCCAACCGATCCCACGGAAACAGGTAATCGGACTCTCGCGGCAAGGTGTCAAGGATTGTCTGGCACTTGCCGTTGAGCGGGACCCATCGCTTTTTGTTGGTCTTGGTGCTGTCTTTCAGTCCATGGGTCAGCGTCCAGTTCTGATGCACCAGGATCTTGCTGTCTTTGATGTCCGCCCACCGCAGCGCCCGCACCTCGCCAGTTCGCATGGCGGTCTGCAGCATGAACTCGGTGTATTGCGACCAGTTGACTGTCCGGTAGGTCAGCTTTGCCTCAAGCGCTGCCAGCACCAGGCCGATCTCGTTGCGCGGAATGACGATGATCTCTTCGTCGCGCTGCGGCGCCTTGGGCATCTTGAAGCTGGCCAGCGGGTTGCGGTCCAAATAACCGACATCCTCCTGTGCCGCCCACTTGTACATCGTCTTGGTGTACATCGCCACGCGCCGCGATGACAGGACGGGCTTCTGCCCCAGCACCCAGATCATCACCTGCCGCGCTTGCTGCAGATCTTGGATGGGACAGCGGCTAAGCCACTTGGTGACTTGCCTGTAGTCAGAGGTAAGGCTGGTCGCGCAGAGCGAGATCGAGCGCTCAGCAACAAAGGCATCCCAGAGCTGGGACACCGAATAGGATGCGGTCATCGTTCCAAAGCAGTGGAGCGGTCATGAGGTAGGCAGTTGGCGCTGCGCTACCTCACAATTGTAGTACAGGAGCTAGATCCGCTCGTGAAGGTGACTACTGTGCGTCGGGAAGCTGCTCTAGGGCGCGGCGAATGATGCTCATGTCTTCGGCAGACAGGCGGTTGTCAGTCGTTGCATCGCCATGAAGCTCGTAAACCGCAACGTTTGTAAGGATTTGAAGCGCTTGCTCCTTTAAGGTTGAAGGCTGTGGTTGTGTCAGAGCGGCCATAAAATTAGAAGCTACTTCGTCGTAAAAGTTGGTCATTTGGGTTAGGCGTAGAAGTGGGAATGGCTACTGCGCCTTGAGGAAATAGTGACCCCCAGGTTTGAGCATCGTTGAGAGGCTTAGGGGGTATTGCTATCAGCGTACTAGGCGCAGAAGTGAGTAGGGCTACGCGGCCTCAAGGGCTGCAACTTTGGCCTCAAGGGTTTCGATCCGCTCCATTGCTTCCTGCAGCGCCTTGACTGCCTTCATGTAGAGCACCGAATAGTTGACGCTTTTGGTGACAGTGCCAAGGTCGTTGCCGTCTGCGTCGCGATCAGGAGATTCGTTGACAAGACCAGGGGAGACAAGCTCGACTTCTTGGGCAATTAGACCAATTTGGGTGTGAGTCTGACCTTTTCTAAAGTTGTAGTTACGAATCTGGAGAGCCTTGAGATCATCCCATTGAGAGTTGGCGTCAACAATGTTTTCTTTCAGTTTAATGTCAGAGAGGGAGCCGTAGCTATTGTTTGCGTTGAGTATGTTTCCACTTGTTCTGATTACGATTGATGCTGTGCCTTTAGAAGTTGTACTTGTGGCGCTATAGTAACCAGTAAAAACGTTGCCAGTGTTGCTTGAAGCTAGTTTGCTACATACCTCAAAACCATTGTCAAGATCATCAAATAGTGTTGAATTGCCGTTGTTTCTAATTCTCAGCCGCTCCGTCGGGCTGCTAGCTCCATCGGCGGTAGTGGAGAACACTAACCTGCCCGGCATGTCATCAGAGCCGGGTGCAGCATCAACAATCGCAGAGATTCGAGCACCTTCTACAAACTGCGATCCGTCTGATCCCTGAAATGAAATGACTCCAATTTCGTCACCGCTTTGAACCACGGTCTGTGCGCCCACAGAGTCGGACCGATGTTTTGCTAATACAAGAAGCGGTCCCGATGTGCCTGCCGCTCCATAAGTTAGCGAGTTAACACGGCTATTTAGCTCATTACCTGCCGTTTCAATCTGAAAGACGCCAGTATAGGTTGAGTTGAAGAAGTTTGCACGCGCACTAGACGTGCCAACTAAAAAACGACCCGATGTATCAAACCTGGCCACTTCTGATGAGCCAGTAGTCTCAAATGCAAGACTTGATTGACCGGTGGCTCCGTGATGGTGATAACACCTAATCGAGGCGCCCGAGGTTCCGGCTGCAAAGCCGTTTAATACTCCAATGTTTATTGCAGTATTCGATGGATCAGTGCTAGATGTGCCAAAGGCTGCAACATAGCCAGAAGTTCCGGCAACATTTAGAAGAGCTTGCGGCGCAGTAGTGCCAATCCCTAAACGCCCTGCGCCATCAACAGTTACAAGCGAAGAGCTGTTTCTCCTTATGTTGAATTTGTCGGCAGAAGTATCTAGCTGAACATCCCAGTTGTTTGGTCCCGTAAAGCGGACATCAAAAGTGTTCGTTGCATCGCCAAGGCGGATAAGATTACCGCTGCCAGAAACATGGAATGGCGCTCCAGGACTACTAGTCCCCAGACCTACCCGACCACTGGAGTCAACAAACAGCCGGCCAGTGCCGCCCGTGCTGATGGCAACCTGATCAGTGCCAGGACTGTAGATGCCGGTGTCGGTGCCGCTGTCCTTGAAGTAGATGGATGGAGCGGAAGCGCTGCCGTTCTCAAAGGCGATGGTGCTCCACTCGCCGTCGAGTTGGTAAAGGGTGATCCAGGCATTATTGGCGCCGTTACGCATCTTCATGACGCCAGCCGTGGTATCGGCCCAGCGCATGTAGGCGTAGGTGGTGGTGGGCTCTGTCGTGCCGCTGTTTTGGCTGACGATTGCGGCGAGGCCGTTGTTCAGGTCAGAGCGGACGGCAGCACCAGTGCCGTTGGCGATGACGTAGTCGTGTTGTGCCACGAATCGGAAGCAGGCAATGTTTACACTTTAGACGCCCTTGCCAAATCCCACGGCACTCCATAGGAAATTGCGGCTAACCGCAGTGCCGGCGCTGTTTCTGAAGGTCACATCGAAGCCGGTGTTGCTGACGTTGGTGACGTTGAAGTAGTCGCCAGTAGCCAGGTTTTGGGCCACAATGCCGATGCTGGGCAGGTAAGCGTTGACGCCGCCGAGACTGGCTGTTCCAGTGAAAAACGCCTTGTCAAACGCGACCGATGCAGTCCCAGCGCCGCTGGTAACGGTACCGACAGACTGCTCGCTACGCCGCTGGAAGGTGGCGTCGTAGCCCAGTTCGTCAACAAGGATGCTCTCAGCAGGATCGGAACTTGTCAGTTCGGCTTTGAACTGGAAACCGCGACCGAGGAAAGTGCCATTAACGAACTCCTGCCAGCCGGACCAAGTTGGGGTGCCGGCAGGATTGTCTGGTGTGCGGCGCAGGTATAGCTTGGCGTTGACCGCGTCGATCACGCCGCCGTCCCAGTCGGACCAATCATCGACAAGCCCACTGCGGCTGTCGATCAGGTCGCTTGGCAGGAAGCCACGGGTGATGAAATAGCGGCGTAGATCCAGCGAAAACACCGCGCCGAGGTCAAGCGTGCTGGTAAAGGCGTACTCACCAGAAACTTCAATGTCGCCGAAAAAGTCAAGCGTAGCGATCAGATCAAAGTCGACAATGTCGTCAAATAGGCCGTCCGCATCCAGTGCCAGTGCATCAAGGTCTTCGCTGTAGAAGGTGTTGGTTTTTGCGCCTTGGAATGGCGGCACATCCTGATCTTCCCGGCGTTGTTGGATAATCAACGCCCCTACGGCATCGGGGAAATCGACGATGACGCTGGCTTCTTGAGGGCTTTGGCGGCCGCCGTCATCCTCGAACTTGACCAAGATTTCGCCTTCGACCAGCGGCACGATGGCTTCTGTCGAGGCGCCTGATTTGGCTGGAATTAGGTCGACACTGTTGCTCCAGGTGCCGCTTCCGTTGGTCAGGTTGGTGTGGCGAATGTGGACGCGGCCGCCGGTTTTGACGTCAAGGTCAACAGTCTGATCCCAGCGCAGGCGGGCACTGTTGGCGCTGATCGGCTCGATGGTCAGGTTCTGGACGTTGCCTGGAGGGGCGGTTTTGCCAACCAGCGTGAACTGTGCCGTTGAGGCAACGCTCAGTTTGTTGAGGCTGTTGACGCTGCGGATTTGTACGTACAACGTACCGGCACGCAGGCCAGTAAGCCGTGTTGAGGGCGAAGTCGTGTTGATCTGGATCCAGTTGTTGTTGTCGATCCGATATTCGACGCGGAAGCCCGCGACGCGCTGTACCGGACTGATCCAGCTCAATTCAACAGCAGTAAGGACACTCTGGCCGTCTTCGTAAAGGTGCTCGACGGCGGTAATTGATCCGGGGGCGTCGGGGATGGCCGATAGATTGCTGATGTCGCGGAACTGGAGCGACAGGTCGCTTTCGATCGCGGCGTAGATGCTGCTGTTGTACGTCAGCGCTGTAACGCTGAACGCACCAGCTTCGCCTTCGGTGACCGACAGAACACGGAACTGGTTGGATTGGATGTCGGTGGTTTGGATTAAAAAGACGCTTTCTGCGTTAGGTGCTTCGCTAAATGCGCTGCTAACAGTAAATACACTGCCGGCAATGCTGCTGATCGAGCGTGTCTCAACCAAGCCGGTTGGCAGCAACACGCTGATGGTTGGGGAGTTAGCTGTAGTTGTGGGAAGCCCGACCGTGGAATCGACTGTGATGGCTGTGGTAGTGGCGCTGCTGATGCGGCCTGAGCGACGGCTGCCTGACTTGACCGGGTCGGCAATGTCGATCACCATGCCAGGGCGCAAAATGATGCCCGACTCCAGTGAAACAGAGAAGCTGACGGTTTCGGTCAGGTTTTGCTCGGCCAGTAGGGCCCATTTGCCGAGGCGGTGTGCTTGGCCACGGCTGTAGCAGCCCATGGCCTTAATTTCTTTGTTGATTACCCCGTACTTAGATACAGCGTCCGAGTCTTCGACGTACTCGAACTGGACTTCCCCGAGGCTGTCGTAGGTCTGGTAAGCAACGGTGGCCGTGCTATGCCGCGCTTTTTGCGAGCTGCCCGAATAACTGAAGTTGCCGTCGATAACGTTGCTGGGTCCCAGCAGATACTGCGAGGAGGCCGGTTTGTCCTGCAGAACCACCATCGAGCCGGCGCCGTAGTAAGCGATGCCTCGGAACAGCGAGACAAACTCTTGGATGACGTTGTAAATTTCGTCGCGATTGTTCAGCAGTAGGTGACACTGAAAACGTGGTTCTTGCCCACCGAAGCCGTTGCTGACCAGTTCGTTGCAGTATTGGCTGATGGCGTAAAAGTCAAACTTGTCGAGCGTGGCAGCAGGAATAGCCGCTCCATAGCGGGTATTGGTGATCAGGTCCCATAAGCACCACGCGGGGTCAGCGCACCACGTGGCGGCGCCGAAGGTGCCATCCCATACGCCGGCATAAGTGACGCGGCCGAGATAGGTGGTAGTGTCGACAGTTGCGTTGGACGGCAGCTGCACCTTCGTGGCGCGGATCAGATATTTTCGCGTCGGGATGCTGTCGAACTGGCGCGAGTCAAACCGCAGGAACGACAGTGCTGAGTTTGGGTATCTCAGTTTTTCGTCGAGGATTTCTGTATAGCTGAACCAGAAGGTGCGGTTTTGGCGACGGGCACTGCTTTCATCGGCAGACACACGCACCATGCGAATGTCGATAGGGAAACTACCGCTAAATGTCAGCAGATAATCGCGCTGATAGCTGTTGGTGGTTTTGCCGCTGATTGTGTCATCTACAACCGTGGTGTAACCGCCGCCGTTGTATTGGACTTGCAGCTGGATGCGGACACTGTGGCCAATAATGTCACCATCGTCTTCAATAATCTGCAACGCTGGCAGTTGGATAGTCACCCGCACGCGATCCACGTCGGTGTCGGTGATCGTGCGAACGACGGGCGTTGCGTTTGTTACCTCAACATTGACGGTGTTCTCAGACTCTGTGCCGCCGGTAGCGGCGATGTAGGTCTGGGCTTGCGTGCCAGTGCGGAAGTCAGTGGTATAGCCGCTGAAGTTGCTGCTGCCACCTGGCCCAACGATGGGCGTACCATCTAAATAGACGCTCTTCAAGCCGTCGTCGAGGCCTTGGATCTCGCCTTCGCACAGCAGATCGAGGACGCTGGCGTACTGGACTGACTGCAGCGAATCATCAGCTTCAGTTGGAACGCTTTGTGATCCACCGCCGCCTTTGCCACCACCGCCACCCCCACCTGCACCTGCGATCGTCGCACCGAGGCCTGCGTTATGGACACGGATGTTGTCGGCAATAAAGGTGTGCTGGCCTTCGACCGTCAGGTTGTAAACAGTGCCGCGCTCCAGTTCGTCTTTGCGTAGGATCGGACGCAGGTGGCCGAGGCCGTCGACCAGACAGTCATCTGCGCCAAGCGTGTCGATGCAGACGAAGGCGTTGAACTGGTTCAGCACCCAGTGGTTGGGTGTCGCATCTAAGTGCGTGCCGCCCCACAGGTGGTAGCGCTTGATTGGCTGGTCTTCGTGGATGTGGACCTTGAGGATCTTCGCTGGGTGAATCTGGCCACGGTCGTCAAAACTCAGGACGATTTCGCCGGGCTCCAGTGAGTCGATCCGGCGTTGGCCGCCTGGGACGCTGATAAGCGTGTAGTTCGGAAAACAGCCGCTACCACCGCCGCCACCACCTGCACCTTGGATTACGGGGTAAGTCATACGGTTTGATTAACGTCGAGGCCGCTGCTGATAACGGCCGAGCCAACAAAAAGACGCCCGTAGGCCACCGGAACAGGTAGTCCCTGTTTCGACGTATTCACAATTCCCGAAAAAGTGAAGCTCTCCAGGCGGGCTGCCTCGCGGCCACTGGTTAGAGCGCCCATATTTTGCTGCGGTGAGATCATCTGCGCGACGCCGCCAAGAAGCAGACTGGCGCCGAGGCCGCCAAGAGCGACTGAGACTGCACTTGCTGTAGCGCCTGAGATAAAGCCAGCCCCAAGACCAAGGAAACCAGCACCGGCGGGACCGGCAACAATCGCCAATGCGATCAGACCAATACCAGCCAGCACCTGCCCGAAGCCTTGACCGGCGCCGCAGATCACCGGCGTAATGCTAAAGACCTCGCGTTCGGACCAAGGCAGTACCAGTGCTTCGGGTGATTCTTGCGTGATCGCGTCGCGGCCGACCGTGACGCGGAAGCCGGTGCCTTCGGCTTCGCGGTCCATCAGCCACCTGTCAAGGCCTGGGAAATTGACGCACAACGCTTTCAGCGCTTGGGCTGGTGTATCAACCTCAAACTCGAACCGGCATCGTCCGCCAAGGAGCTTACGGAGGGTGCCGTAGACCTTAACGACTTTCATGCCGCAGGACCATGGCAGTGCTCTTTACATAGTAGCCGCCGTACACGTCTCGACTAGATAGCCGCCCCTGCACATGATGCAAAATCTGCTGGTCGCCAAGGTAAATGGCGCCGTGGTTGGGCAGGTCAGCGCCAAGCTGCATCAGGATCGCGTCGCCGTACTGCAGCTCTTCAAACGGCACGCGCCGAAAACCTTGGGACTTGTACCCATCGACGTACAAGTTCTCGCCGCGTTCCCAAAAGCGGTCCCGTCGTGGAAAATCAGCTAGTTCCAGTCCGAACTCGCGCTTGTACCAGTCGCGGCACAAGCTGTAGCAATCCACCACGCCAAAGACAAACTCACGCCCGACGTAAGGCAGCTCGAAGTCCTTTGGCTCGCAACCGCCCCACTGCTCGGTCTTTGGGTTGACGATGATCCAAGGCAGGCCGGTGGCGTTGCAGCTCAGTTGATCGGCGGCAGATGCGACCGGGCGGCTTGTTGGGTGGCTGTGTACCACGGCAACGATTTCGCCCAAATCTTCGGCGGCTGCGTAGTCGGCAGGATCCAGTACGAAGTGCTCGTCAGGTGTCTCGGCGATGTTTGCGCAGGCATAAAAACGTTTGCGGCCTTTGACCACATGGATCAAGCCACACATCTCTTTTGGATCGCACGCCTGCGCGTAGGCGAGGATTTCGGTCTGTAGCGTCGTGCCTAGTTTCATTCCGTCAAGCCCACGCCAGGGAAACTGCCAAAAGGCAGCGGTGACGTGGCGCCGAAACGCAATTTGCAGGACCCGAGCCGTTTGCCGCAGGCATCAGCAGCAAGGCTGCCTACTGGTTGATCGTTGGCGTTCCAGTAGTTGCTGCCGGTGTAGCCGCACTCGCTGGAGCGGTACCGCCATTGGCAGATGTTGGCGATCAGTTGCCGCTTGGGGATCATCATGCCGGCCATGTCCAGCTTGCTGGCCAGCTCCCACTGCACAATGTCGCGAGTTTCTGCAGACTTGCGATCCACGTACCAGATTTCGTCCGGGAATTTTGCGTGTGGATCAGCGCCGGATTCGCCGTCGAGGAATTTCTTCAGCGTGCGGATACGGGTGACCTTCGCACCGCCTAAGTCGTTGCCGGGTGTGACGGCGTTGGCCAGCAAAATTAAAGTACTGATCTCGCCGCCAAGATTAGCCACACTCAGTGTGGGCCTGGGCAGCGTACCGCTGCTGGCATAATCGAAGCCCTCGGCTTGAATTGGTAGGCGGACGTAAGAGTTGCCGTTCCACACGATGTTGCCGCTAACACTGGCGTTTACGCCGGCATGGAAGTAATAGGTGTCGCTTGTGCCGTGCAGTGTTGCATCCAGCGTCAGCTGGAACAGTTCGATGATGGCGTTAGGTGCCAGTGCAGCAAGTTCTTCGTAGACGCTGCTGATCGCTGCCCAAGTGACGGTGCCGTCGGCGATCGTGCTGCCGATGTCGGTCGGCCACGTGGGCTGCGTTGATGCACTCGTTCCAGCGACCGTGCAGCGAAAAACAAGGCCGCTGGCCTGGAGGGTGCTAGCTCGGACGATGTTGCCGACCGAGTAAGCAGTAGAGCTGGCCCAGGCGGAATAGGCCATCAGGGCTCGAACACTTGGGTGAACTTAGTCCGAATCACAGCCCGGAATGGCTGTTCGATGGATTTGCTCCACTCCGAACACAGCCACTTGTAGGAGGTGTTGCTGTCCGGTGGGGTCCAGTCGAAGGATTCGGCGCCGCCTCGGGCTTCGAGGAAAGCCTCGATTACGTCGGCGTCGTCCTCAGTGACGTTAAATTCCAGCGTCCATTCTTTGGGGTCTTGGTTGAGACCGAAAACAAGACGCTGGGAGTAGCCGTCGCCGAACTGGACGCGGCGGACAGCCGGCTGGCTTGTCTTGCTGGCGCCGTACTGCGGGTCATAGTTGGGGAAGGTGGCCATTAGCGAGTACCAGCGAGGAGGCCGCCTGGGCGTTGTTGTTTGACGAGTTCGGCTTGGACTGCAGCCGAGATGACGCGGCCCAGTTGGTCGGCGTTGGGGCTGTCGCCTTGTACTGTACTGCCGCTTGCGTCGACATTTACGACGACGTTTGTTGTTCCAGTGAGAGCGTGGTTCGGGACGATCGTGCCGCTGCTGGAGGGCACGAAGAGTTCGGGGCCGCGTTCGCCGACGATGGATGGACGTCCTACGGGCGGGCGACCGCCTTCAGCAAATCCTGGAAGGGGTGCGTACTGCGCCAAATTGGAGGCAACGGAACCTAAAGATGTAGTGGCTGAAGGGGCGGGCGCAAAAGCACGGCGCAGGAATCCGACAGCTTGTTCAATAACAAGAATTTGCAGCAGTTGTTGAGCAATCTGATTAAGAACATTGGCTGCGATATTCTGCAGGGAGCGTCCCCAGTCTTCGCTGCCTTGTATAAGCAAATCAAAGGTGCTTGAAAGTCCTTGACCGATTGTGTCAAAAATAAAACCATAACGTTCAGTAAATTGGTTTAATTGTAGCTGCCTTTGTTCTACCGCATTTAAAGTGTTTAGCTGTTCTTTAAGAATTACAAGTCTTTGCTGTGCATTTTGAAGATCTTTTTGCTTTTCTGCAACGACAGCCGGATCGGTTCCTGCGGACTCGATTTCTTTACGCAGTCGGGCAATTTCGCGATCAATAGGAATTTGTTCTGACTGCAACCGCAAGAACTGTGAAAGTGCCAAACGCTGCTTTTCGATAACAGTTTCGGGCAACCCAAAACTGAAGACTCCGATTCCGGCTTCCATTTGTTGACCCCGGAAACGGTTAGTTAGGTCTTCTGCTGCTTGTGCTCTTTGTAGAGCAGCTAATTCTTTTTCTAGGTTTATACGATTAATAGCGCGTTCATTTATGGCGTCCTGCAGATTCAACTCATACTGCAAAATTTTTAATTTTAAGTTGAAAAGATGTAATGTTTCTTGCGTAGTTCCGTTTTTAGCTGCTTCTGTTAGTGCAATATCGCGTTCAGTGCTCAAGGACTTTTCGACTAACCGTGCGCGAGCGTCAGAAAGTTGAAGCGAGCGGCGCAAAGCAGCTTCCTGACCTCCCGCAAATTCTTGCTCGCGAATGTTAATATCAACCAGCTTTAGCTGTTCATCAAAAATATTTTTTGATGCTGTAAAACGAGCTTGTAACTGTTGCTCTGCTGTACGGGCAGCTTCTTCTTGACGCCGTGCCAGTTCTTCAGCGCGTTGACGTTCCAGCTGGTTAAAGGCAGCTTGTTGGGTTAGCTGAGCACCCTGCAAAGCCAGTAAACGTTCTTGTGCTGTCAAAGAACCTTGTTTTGCCTGGAACTCAATTTCCGCCTCTTTTTTAAGTCTTTCTTGAACAAGCAATCTTTTACTTATGGCTACAAATTGGTCTATATTACTTTTTAAAGATAGTGAAGAAAGAGACGTCTGCGTGCGTAAAATATCAGTTTCTTTCTGCAAAATGTTGACACGTTGCTGGGCTTCCGGAGTTAGAGCGGGTGTAGTTTGGGGCCTTTGTTCACCCTGTAACGCTAAACGGCCGATAAAACTTGCAATGGAAAAACCGCCTCTTTGCGGGCTAGCTTTTTCTACTTCTTTAAAGGTACGAATTACTTCTGCTGTGATTGTTGTGAGTGTAGCTGTTACTGTTTTACCAAAACCGCTCCAGCCTTCTCCTGCATCCTTCAGGGCTTTTGCGTTTTCGCGCCCAACTGTATCGCTTAACGCTTTAAACGAAGCATCTGCGGTCGCAGCGACTTGACCACTTGCCTGAAGATTACTTATGTAATTTTTAGTTGCGGAATCAAGGCTTCCGACTAAGGCTTCCAGACTTTGTACAGCATCGCCGTTTCCTCGCAGAGCACGAGCAAAATCGGCTGACTTTTGAGCGGCTTGATCGAACGTAGAACCTAGTGCTGTGCCTACCAATGACAAGCCAAAACCAAACTGCCCACCAGCTAAACCTCCGGCAAAACCACCGATACCACCGCCTGCTGCTGCTCCGACACCTTGACCGAACAGCAAAGGAAACGCCCCACCAATAATTGCGTTCCCTGTAGCTTCTCGAATCTTTGCTCGTTGTTGGAGTGAAGACGTATTTCTCTCTAAAACACGTTCTAGTTTTAATTCAAAAAGTTGTTCTCTTGTTGCTAATTCTAAACTCTGTCGACGCGCTTTATTTTGCTCCTGACGTGAGCGTAAAATAGCATTTTCGTTAGCTTGCTGTCGCTGTGCCGGGGTGAAACCCCCGCTAAAACCTAGACCACCAGGTCCTTGCTCAACGGTAGAGGCAGAGAAACCTGTCTGCGCTTGGCGCAAAAGACGCTGTTGTCTGTAAAACTCGGCCGTTTGCCGTCGTGCAGCTGCGGCTGCTGCATCTGTTCGGGTAGTAAATTCAGTCTGACGCTGATTTAACTTATCTATTTGTGTAGCTGTTTCAGTTGCTGCGGCTGCTTGTTGGTCTAACTCTTGCTGAATACGAGCTGCCTTTGCATCCAGTTTTGAGTTTTCTAGCTGGCGTTGCTGCTCATTCAGATCTTGTAAAACTGTTGTAAGCTCTGCGGCGCCCTTACGCTCTGCCAGAATCTGTTCTGTACGTCCACGAAGTTGGCTGGACAAAGCAACAGGGCTTGCTTGGCCCGGTCCGATAGGTTCTGCGTATTGCGTTGCACCAGCTAAAAATTTCTCCTGTCGACGTTGTTCTTGTAGAACAAATGATGCCGCCCGTTGATCAAGAATTGCATTTGTTTCCTGTCTTCTACGTTCTTCTAGTTCGCCTAAAGCGGCTGCAAGTTCTCTAGCACCTTTTTTCTCGTCGATTAGTTGTTGTAATCTTCCTCGCAGCGGTGTCGACAGTGCTACCTGACTTGCTTGCCCTGGTCCGATAGGCTCGCCAAATTGAGTTGTTTCGCGGATACCAGCCGAAGATAGGCGTTGCTGGCGCTCTGCTTCATTTACTTGCTTAAGCAGTTGTAGCTTTTCACGTAAGCCGCTATTGAGATTTGATGTAGCAGCTACGTAATTTTGAGCTGCAAGTGTTGCTTCTTTGGTACCGAGGGCGGCGTCGTTTAGTGCTGCTGCTGCATTACTGACTATTTGCTGCAGATTATTTATGTTGCGAACTACACCGCCTGTTCCTATATTTTCAAGATAGTTGTTAAGACCGTCTACAAGTTTAGAGGTTGCGTTTATTTGATCGCCTAAACGCTTGAGTTCTTGTGCGCCACGAACGGCAATTTCGATGTCGGCTCTGTAAGCCACGGCGCCGCTACTAACTGGTACTTCAGTTTACGGCAGAAAGAAGCCGCCGGGGTTAGCGGCGGCGTTTGGCTTTGTCTAGCTCTTTCTGTTGGTCCTCGTTGAGGATCTGGAAGTAAGCGCTCCAGCCAAGGAGTTCTTCGGCGGTCATTGTCGTGCGGACTTGCTCAAGGCTGAGTCCCAGTTCTTTTGCGACGCCGAACTGGAGCATGAGCCAGTTGTCCTGGCGGATCTCCTTGGCTAGTTCTTGGGGTCGATTGGCTCGGCGTCGTCCGTGATGATCGCCAGCATGAGCTTTTGCAGGTCGGCGTCTTTGACTTCGTTCTTCAGGACGTCGATTTCACCTGCGGCAAACAGCTTTTGGCCGCTTTGGTCGCAAGCCTTGGTGATCAGCAACTGCAGAGCGAAGGCCCCGGTGTCGTCCGACTTGGCGTTTTTCTGGGCGCGTTCGCGTTCGGCCATGGTCAGGGGAGTGACCCACAGCTCGAAGGTGGTGCCGTCCGAGAGATCGACGGTTTTTTTGACGGGCTCCAGGTTGGCGGCCTTGCGGAGGCGGTCGATTGCCCGAACGGGGATGGAGGCAGGCATAACACCGTGCTGCTGTTTTTCTACTGTAGCGGATTAAGCATGAAAAAGCCCCGCTGGTAAGGCGGGGCCTGCCACGATTCACCCGGAACTAGGTTATCAGGATTGGGAGAAGTCGAAGGTCGGGGTGCCAGCTGGGCGGAAGTTGACGGTGACGGACTGGGCGTCGTCGGGGTTGATGTTCAGGCTGGCCGAGGTCAGCACAGCGTTGAACGAAATCGAGCGGCTAAGGGTGTCGCTCAGGGTGCCGCCGCTGAAGACGCGGTCGGTGTACAGCTTGAAAGCTGCACCGTCTTGCTGGCGCTGCAGGACGTCTTGGATCATCCGGTTGGACAGGGCGGCGTCCTCGTTGGTCATGTAGACCGTCGCGGTGCCGCTGCCATCGCCGAAGCCGCTGATGTAGGTGCGGAAAGGCACGTACTGACCAGGGGTTTGGCCGATTGTGGTGACGTCGATCTCGGCGCGGCTGATCTCGAAGCTCCAGTCGCGGACTTGGCCAACAACGGCAAAATCGGCGTACTCGACTTGGAACTCGTTGGGGAAGACAGCAACGCCGTCATCGGTGATGTCAACGGAAGCGCCGCTGACGGTGGCTGAGACTTTCAGCACGCCAGTGCTAGCGGTGTAGGCGTTGACGTAGTAGGTCGTGCCAGCGACCAGGCCGCCGGGGACGGTGCCGGTGCCGGAGCCGCCAGTTTGGCTGTTGATGACGCTGAACTTGACGGGGTCGTTGACTTTGAAGTTCAGAAAGGTCTGAACGACGATTTCGTCGCTACCGGCAGTAACGTTGGCTTCACCGAAAGAGCCGGTGGTGCCAGCGGGCTTGTAGTAGAGGGCGCCGGACGTGCCGGACAGAACGGTGGTGGCCATAGGGGCGTACCAGATGGATATGCAGTGGTGCGGGACACTGCCCGGCTCTTACAAGAATAGCAAGAGTCTTTAGCTCAGGACTGTTGCTACCCAACTTGTGTCGATGCGACCCACGAAATGTGGGGCGTCGTCAGTTGCAGAAAATGTCGGTCCGTTTATTTCGCCAAGGCGGAAGAAAACGCCGCTAGATGTTTTTGCAGCAGCATTAAGTGTCTCTAAGACGTTTACGGCGGTGGTGATTAGGGTTTGGTTGCGGGCAGGACCCCTACCTTTTTCCGTAAATACGCGGATAACAAGGGCGCCACGTGCGTTATCAACGCTAGTAGTAAGCGTGGGTTCGTTGGTAATGCCGAAAGTAACATTGACCCGGACGTATTCAGTGGTTGTGTTAGGTGGGACCGCCGTAATGTTGTCGAAGTAGACCGGGACCGCCGGCACCAACGCGCTAAAAGCGGTCATTAACGGGTTCTCGACGGCGGCGCGGATTCCTTGGTAGTTCATGCAAACCTCCGGCGAAGGGCAGAATCCATTTCTAACTGCACAGCTCGTCCTAAATTTGCACTTGCATAGGTTGCAAACCAGTCAAGGGGGGCCGTGCGGCTGGAGTTTGTACCTTCGGCGCCGCCGCCAGTTGCGCCACGAGCGCTAACGTTTTTACGGGGTGTGGTTACTTCCCATTTGCTGCGTCCCAGTGCAGTTTGTGGTTCGGCGGTTTTGCGGCGGGCATAGTATTGACGGTCGTGTTCGACGGCGTCGATTGCTTCGAGTGCGTGGGGCGCGAAGTTTGTGATGCGAAAGACGACGCTGTCCTTAAGCAAGAAGCTCTTGGTGACTTCACGGCCTGTCAGTGTTGGAGCAACCAAGTTTTTTGGCTCGCCTGGAGTGCCGGGGCCGCGAACAGTTGTAGATGGGGTGGCGATTTGCCAAGAGTTGGAGAACTCGCCGCTCCAGCTGGGGCCTGCTTTTTGAAGTTCGCGCACGACACGCTCGGAGGCGGCGCGGGGGCCGTTGTAAACCGTAGTAGCGGCAACGCGGTCCAGCTCTTTTAGGAGTTTGCCGAAATCGTTGCGTGCCATTATTGGGGCCTCGCGATCAGGGTGTGCATCACCGGACTGTCGCCTCGGTAGCTAGTGATGGCGATGATCTTGGCCTCGCGGGTAACGCTGTCTTGGGTGTACTGGATGCGGTCGGCTTCAGTGGGGTAGTAAGACCCAAGCTCGGCCGCTCCAATGATCACCTTAAGATCGGTGGTTTGGTACAGGCCCTCGGATTCGCGTGGATTGATGCGCGTGATCACAGCCTTGACCGAAACATTAGTGTCTGTGCCGGTGATGGCGCCAGTGGTTGGGTTGTAGGTGCGAGGTGTGACGGTTTTGATGTACGTGATGGTCTGGCCCCAGTCACCGAGGATGGAGGCTGGGATAGAACCGAAGGTCGTGTCGATTAGGCCCATGTCAGCCTCGGAAGGCGCGGAGTTGGAAGCCGCCGGCGCCACCGATTGTGTAAGCGCCTAAGTATGCCTGCAGCCAGGGGTAGACGTCGAAGACATTGT